GAATTTGAGAACGACGCTCTGGTTGCCGTGGTCTCTCAAAGGTTCAATGTTTCGCAAACTTCCGCTCGTATTCGGGTGAAGCAACTTAAACTGGGATACGTTTCCCAAAATGAATCACCGATGAGCTTCTATGTCAGCGGTCAACATCATTACCCGATGATAATAGATTTCAGTTGATTCCGTCCTTGCGCCTCTACGGGGGCGCAAAAAATGAGCCTCAGTGTCAACCAGTTGAATGACATAAGCAACTGATTAACACGTTCGGCGCTGTTGTTGCCATATTTTTTTTACTATGCCGTCAATCAATTGATTGATTTTTAAGGGATTTAAATGGAGGTAATGCTTTTGAGCCACGATACCGTACAAAAAGCGAAAAGGAAGTCCTCTCATGACCGGCCGCATTATCGACAGCGGTTAACTTGCCCCGTATGCCACTTTGATCGGCTTATAGACACAGGACAGCACACGCGGTCAATAACCTATGTAGCCGGAGAGGATGGCTATCTCGATGCCGATTACTACCAGAAGTGTTCATACTGCAAGGCTGAAATCGGCATCCGAAAAATTGAATAACCCCATTTGTACTTAACAGAGCGCAACGCAAATGCCGCCATCGGCGGCAAAGATTAAAAACGACGGACGAGCCTGACAAGTAGCTTTATAGCTATGCGTTAAGGTTCGTCCTTTTTGCTTGTTGCAGCTGCTTGCTCAGGCTCCTTCCAAATCCGAAAGGAGTCAATCTTATGACAAACAAGCAGTATTTTATCCCTGTAAACGGCGAACTCATCCCCGTCAGCGAGGAGGTCTACAAAGAATATTACCGTCCCATTTGGAGGACGCACTACCACGCAAGCAAGCACGGGCAGTGCGGCTGCTCGGACTGGCGCAAATGCAAAGGTGACTGCGGCTTATGTCGTTACCGTACCGCAGGAGACACCCTGTCGCTCGAAAAGGAGCAAGAAGAAGTCGGAGATATTCGCCAAGACCCGACGATGAATATCGAGGACATCGTTGCGGACAAGCTCCTTCTTGGAGAACTGTTCCGTGTTCTTGATGACCTTGATCCCGACAGTCGCCGCATCTGTGAGCTTATTCGCCAAGGAAAGACCGAACGTGAAATTGCGGCTGAGTTCGGTGTGCGGCAGTCTACATTTAACTATCGAAAAAACAAGCTCATGGACAAGCTTCGTGAACGCTTAAAAGGCTTCAAATAATCATTCATTTTGCCCTTCAGTCATCACCCGGCGGCTGAAGGGCAAAATCTTTTTCATATTTTTTCGTTCAAACATCCCACTTCCCTCCAGTGGGTAGTGAGGGAGGAAAACGATACACCCTCGGACAGGAGGTAGACGAAATGAATCAGACCGTTCAAACAGACGATGCCCGCGAGCGTGTGCCGGACGAGGAGTTAATCGGAGTCCTTACCGCTATCAGCGTGGTGTCAAAGCGTCTGGCAAAAAAACTCTCAATACTTGCCGGGCAGAGCCAATCAATGGAAGGAGGAAAATCAGATGAGCAAAATGAGCGAATTGGCCGCAGAGATCGCGGCACTGCGTAAATGCGCGGAAACCATTATCAGCATCGCCGATTCCTTCACCGAAATGTTCAGTGGCAATGACGAACCCGCGAATGCTCCCGCAGCGGAACTGACGCTTACGTTAGAAGCGGTCAGAGCTGTCTTGGCGGACAAGTCCCGCAACGGACACACTGCTCAGATTCGCTCTCTGCTCCAAAAGTACGGCGCTACGAAGCTGTCGGAAATTGATCCGGTCAACTACAAGGCTTTGCTTGCAGAAGCGGAGGTGCTGGCATGAGCAGTCACGCACTTCTATCCGCTTCCTCATCCCACCGCTGGCTGAACTGCCCGCCGTCCGCACGGCTTTGCGAGAGCTACGAGGACAAAGGCAGCGATTACGCCGCTGAAGGCACGGACGCGCACAGCCTTTGCGAGTTCAAGCTGAAATCGGCGCTTGGCATGGAAGCAAAAGATCCTACGGAAAATCTGACCTACTACAGCGAAGAAATGGAAGACTGCGCCAACGGCTACGCCGCCTATGTGCTGGAACAAGTCGAAGCAGCAAATCTGACCTGTGCTGACCCTGTTGTTCTGATTGAGCAACGTGTTGACTTTTCCCGCTGGGTTGAGAGCGGCTTCGGCACTGGCGATGCCTTGGTCATCGCGGATGGGACGCTCCACATCGTGGATTACAAACATGGTCAGGGTGTTCTGGTAGAAGCTGAAGACAATCCTCAGATGAGATTGTATGCGCTCGGTGCGCTGGAAATCTTTGATGGCATCTATGACATCGACACAGTTTCCATGACCATCTACCAACCCCAGCGAGATAATGTTTCAACCCATACGGTATTCAAAGAGAACCTGTACCGCTGGGCCGATGAAGTCCTAAAACCCACCGCCGAGCTTGCCTTTGCTGGTGACGGGAACTTCCTCTGCGGCGAATGGTGCAGCTTCTGCAAAGCCAAATACGACTGCCGGGTCAGAGCCGACGCCAACATGGAACTGGCCAGATATGACTTCAAGTTGCCACCAATACTTGCTGACGATGAGGTCGAAGATATTCTTGCTAAAATCGACGACTTAATCTCGTGGGCAAGCGACATCAAGGAATACGCCTTAAAAGCCGCATTGATTGGCAAGCAATGGAGCGGATACAAATTGGTCGAAGGTCGCTCCAATCGAAAATACGCAGACGAAACCGCAGTTGCTGAAGCTGTCAGTACCGCAGGCTTTGACCCATACGAACGCAAGGTTCTCGGAATTACCGCCATGACCTCACTGATCGGTAAAAAACGATTTGAAGAAGTTCTCGGCGGCTACATTGAAAAGCCGCAAGGCAAACCAACGCTCGTGCCGGAGAGCGATAAACGCCCGGCAATCCATACGGCACAACAAGATTTTAATGAATTTTAAGGAGGAAAATCTAATGACAAACAACACAAACAAATCAGTCAACAACCCTATGAAGGTTATCACAGGTCCCGACACCCGGTGGTCTTATGTGAATGCGTGGGAGGCTAAATCAATTCAAGGCGGCACCCCAAAATTCTCGGTATCGCTCATCGTCCCCAAGTCTGACACCCGAACTGTGGCAACAATCAAGGCCGCGATTGAAGCCGCCTATCACGAGGGCGAAACAAGGCTGAAAGGAAGTGGCAAAACAGTACCACCTCTTTCCACCATCAAGACGCCTCTGCGCGACGGTGATACCGAACGCCCGGACGATCCTGCTTATGCCAACGCTTACTTCATCAACGCTAACTCAGCTACTACGCCAGGCGTCGTCGATGCTGACCGTAATGTCATCATCACCCGCTCCGAAGTTTATAGCGGCGTGTACGGCAGAGCGAGCATTTCCTTCTACGCCTTCAACTCAAACGGCAACAAGGGCATCGCCTGCGGACTGAACAATCTTCAGAAAATCCGTGACGGCGAACCGCTCGGCGGCAGAGCCAGTGCTGAGTCCGATTTCACAACCGACGAGGACGAGGATTTCCTCGCCTAAACACCAGAAACCCGAAGGGTGGCGGAGCAATCTGCCACCCTGTATGGGTTTATGAAAGGACGGCTGATTTATGAAATCACTCAGAATTGATATCGAGACCTACAGTAGTATTGACCTCTCCAAGTGTGGCGTATATCGCTATACAGAAGAGCCGGATTTTGAAATTCTCCTGTTCGGCTATTCCGTTGACGGCGGTGAAGCACAGGTGGTCGATATTGCAAACGGCAAGACCATCCCGATGGACATTCTCGCTGCGCTTACAAATAACGATGTGGTCAAGTGGGCGTTCAACGCTCATTTCGAGAGGGTCTGTCTTTCTCGGTATCTCCGTTACATCTGTCGTTTCGATAACACGGGCTACAGTATTCCGCAGGATACAGTCGGAAATTACCTCGACCCGGAAGCGTGGAAATGCACGATGGTGTGGTCAGCGTATATGGGACTGCCACTTTCCCTTGAGGGCGTCGGCGCGGTACTCGGTCTTGAAAAGAAGAAGCTGACCGAAGGCAAAGACCTCATTCGGTATTTCTGCGTACCCTGTAAGCCCACCGCCGCAAACGGGCAGCGCACACGAAATCTGCCAATCCACACCAAGGAAAAATGGGATGCCTTCAAATCATATAACAAACGCGATGTAGAGACGGAAATGTCGATACAGCAAAAACTGTCGAAGTTTGCCGTGCCGGACTCCATATGGGACGAATACCACCTCGACCAAGAAATAAACGACCGGGGCGTGGCGCTGGATATGACGCTCGTCAGAGAAGCCGTCGCAATGGATACCCGCTCGCGCACAGAGCTGACGCGTCTGATGCAGACCCTCACCTGCAGACCCTCACCGAACTGGACAATCCAAATTCTGTTATGCAAATGAAGCAGTGGCTTGCCGATCAAGGGCTTGAAACGGATACCCTCGGCAAGAAGGCTGTGGCGGAGCTTCTGAAAACAGCACCGCCGGAATTGCGTGAAGTGCTTACACTTCGTCAGCAGTTGGCAAAATCCTCGGTCAAGAAATATCAGACGATGGAGAACGCAGTCTGCGCAGACGACCGTGCCAGAGGTATGTTCCAGTTCTACGGTGCGAACAGAACCGGGCGATGGGCAGGCAGATTAATTCAGATGCAAAATCTTCCCCAGAACCACCTGCCGGATCTGGAGCAGGCGCGTGGTCTTGTGCGCAGCGGCGATTTTGATGCGCTGGAAATGCTCTACGACTCCGTGCCGAAGGTACTTTCGGAACTGATACGCACGGCTTTCGTTCCGATGCCCGGACGCAAGTTCATCGTAGCGGACTTCTCCGCTATCGAAGCCCGCGTCATCGCTTGGTACGCAGATGAAAAATGGCGGCAGAAGGTCTTTGAAAGCGGCGGCGATATTTACTGCGCGTCCGCTTCCCAGATGTTCAAAGTCCCCGTGGAGAAACACGGCGTGAACGGGCATTTGCGGCAAAAAGGCAAAATTGCCGAACTCGCCCTCGGCTACGGCGGCTCTGTGGGCGCACTCAAGGCAATGGGCGCTCTGGACATGGGACTGACCGAAGATGAGCTGCCTCCGCTCGTGTCGGCCTGGCGCTCGTCCAATCCGAACATCGTGAGGTTCTGGTGGGACGTCGACCGCGCCGCGATGAAAGCTGTGAAAGAAAAGACTGCGACCGATACGCACGGCATCTGCTTTGCGTATCAGAGCGGGATGCTTTTTATTATCCTTCCGTCCGGCAGACGACTCGCTTATGTGAAGCCGCGCATCGGAGAAAACAGGTTCGGCGGCGACTGTATCACATACGAAGGCGTTGGCAGCACGAAGAAATGGGAACGCATCGAAAGTTACGGACCCAAAATCGTGGAAAACATCGTACAAGCGACAGCTCGCGATATTCTCTGCTACGCAATGCAGGCGCTCCGACACTGCTTTATCACTATGCATATCCACGACGAACTGGTCATCGAAGCCGACAAACGTATGTCGCTCGATGCCCTGTGCGAACAGATGAGCCGAACTCCGCCTTGGGTGCAGGGGTTGAAACTCCGTGCCGATGGTTATGAGACGGATTTTTATAAAAAAGATTGATTCTTTTCGTTCAAGACCCGCATTTCCCTCCAGTGAGTTTTGAAGGGGCATGACCCCGAAAAAAACAGGAGGTTGATTTTTATGAACACTATTCAGATTTATCGCTACGAGGATTGCGATGTGCGCACAGTAAACAAAAACGGCGAGCCGTGGTTCGTCGCGGCGGATGTATGCAGGGTGCTTGAACTCGGCAATCCCACTATGGCGTTGGAGCGCCTCGACGAGGATGAGAAAGCCCTCATTTCAATTGAGGGCTTGAGCAGAGGGAACGACAACGGAAATATCATAAACGAACCCGGCTTGTACACGTTCATTCTCGGCAGCCGCAAGCCGCAAGCGAGAGCATTCAGACGATGGATTACGCATGACGTCATTCCTTCCATCCGCAAGTACGGCCTTTACGCTACCGACGAACTACTCGCTGACCCAGACGTCCTTATCGCCGCATTGCAGGAACTCAAAGCGGAGCGCGAGCGTACAAAATTGTTACAGCTCACGGCGGCGATTCAGGAACAGCAGATTGCCGAGATGCAACCGAAAGCCAGCTATTATGATCTCATTCTGCAAAACAAGAACACCGTACCCGTTACGCAGATTGCCAAGGACTACGGTATGAGCGGCCGTGCGTTCAACAAGCTGCTTCACGAACTCGGCATCCAGTTTAAGATGCGCGTCACGTGGCTTTTATATCAGGATTATGCCAATCAGGGCTATACCCAGTCCCGCACCCACGCTATCGACGCCGACCGCAGTGTCATGCACACCTATTGGACGCAAAAAGGCAGACTGTTCCTTTATGACCTGCTCAAAAGCGGGCGCGGCATTCTGCCCGTGATTGAAAGGGGTGCGGAATGAGTATAGACAAATACAACGCCGAGGGATATTACGACCCGACCGCCTATGAAGCTATGACCGTCATAGAAAAGGAAGAACGTGCGCTTCGGGCATTCAGACCCATCGTGTATATCTGCTCGCCCTATGCCGGGGATACGGAAAACAATGTGCAGGCAACGCAGAGATACAGCCGATTTGCAGTAGACAAAGGTTATATCCCCGTCGCACCGCATCTCCTGTTTCCGCAGTTTATGAATGACGCCGATCCCGCAGAGCGAAAGCTGGGTCTGTTCTTCGGCAACGCCCTGATGAGCAAATGCTCCGAGGTATGGGTGTTCGGCGAACGCATCTCAGCTGGTATGGAAGCAGAAATCAAACGCGCCCGGTGGAAGAATTACCGATTGCGCTATTTTACCGAAAGTTGTGAGGAGGTTCAAAAATGATGTTTACGCTATACCGTGCCGACTGTATCGGCAATCGCGGGAACTGCCTGTATCCGAATAAAATAAATGTCACGGACGAAGCCGTGCTGAAAGAAGCAGTCAAATGTGACTATGTGTGCGCCGAGTACCAGAACAGCTACCGCAGCGGAGCCAATTTCATCGGTGCGGACTGTCTTCCCGTCGACTGCGACAACGACCATTCGGAAGACCCCGCTGACTGGGTCGTTCCCGCCGACATTGCGATCACCTTTCCCGGCGTTAAATTCGCCGTGCATTACAGCCGCAACAATATGAAAGAAAAGAACGGCAAAGCCGCGAGGCCCAAGTTCCACATTCTGTTTCCCATTGATCGCATTTCCGATTCGCAGCTCTATGCAGATATGAAAAAGCTGGTCTGCGGCATCTTTCCATTTTTCGACACAAAGGCGCTTGACGCAGCGCGGTTCTTCTTCGGCACCGCAGAGCCGGAGGTTGAGCTGTATCCCGGAGCAATGAACTTGACCGCCTTTTTACGGGATGACGATTTCGATGCGGATATGGAGAACAACGGTCAACCCCGCGTCATTGCCGAGGGAAGCCGGAACGCCACGCTCTCGCGTTTTGCCGGGCGTGTCCTTAAGCGGTATGGGGATACCGAGGAAGCGCATCAATGTTTCTGCGACGAAGCCGCAAAATGCTCTCCGCCACTGGACGCACAGGAGCTTGCCACTATCTGGCGCAGCGCACGGAGCTTTTATCAGCGCATCCAGCGGCAGGACGGATATGTTACGCCGGAGGTGTACAACTCTGACATTTCCTATAAGCCAGGCGATTTCTCCGATGTCGGACAGGCTACGGTGCTATCAAAGTATTTTGGCAGCGAACTGAGATATTCTCCGGCTACCCACTACATCCGCTACAGCGAAAACTACTGGCAGGAAACTGAACCCGGCGCACAGGCGGTCGCGCAGGAACTCACCAGACGCCAACTGGACGAGGCGACCAGCGACTTGTTGACCGCTGCAAAAATGCTGTCGGAGGTCGGCGCACAGGAAATATTGGACACCACTTCCAAGAGCAAGGCCGAGTCGCTGTTCAATGATGAGCAGGCCGAAGCATATGCCGCCTTTCTCGCCGCGAAAGCATACCAGTCATTTGCCATCAAGCGCAGGGAGTCGAAAAACATCACGGCGACGCTGCGGGAAGCACATCCGATGCTGGAAATCTCGCCGCGAGACCTTGATACGGATTGCTTTCTTCTGTGTACGCCTGCCGCCACCTATGACCTTCGCAAAGGTATGGACGGTGCCAGAGAACACTCACCGGAGGACTATATCACGAAAATCACCTCCGTTTCACCCGGCGATAAAGGCGAAAAGCTGTGGAGGGACACCATCAACCTTATTTTCTGCGGCGACCGAATTCTGATTGATTATGTGCAGATGGTCTGCGGCCTTGCCGCCATCGGCAAAGTATATCTGGAAGCATTGATTATCGCCTACGGCGACGGACGCAACGGCAAGTCCACCTTCTGGAACGTAGTATCCCGTGTGATGGGCTTGTACAGCGGCAACATCTCCGCCGATGCGCTCACCGTCGGATGCCGCAGGAACATTAAGCCTGAGATGGCTGAGGTCAATGGCAAGCGCCTATTGATTGCAGCGGAACTGCAGGAAGGTACGCGCCTGAACAACTCCGTCGTAAAGCAGCTATGTTCTACGGACGATGTATTCGCCGAAAAAAAGTACAAAGACCCGTTCAGCTTTACTCCATGCCACACGCTGGTTCTTTACACAAACCATCTTCCAAAGGTGGGCGCGTCGGACGCCGGTATCTGGCGCAGGCTGATTGTCATTCCGTTTAACGCCAAGATTGAGGGCGAAGGCGATATCAAGAATTACGCCGAGTACCTTTATGCCAACGCAGGTGAAAGCATTCTTGCATGGGTAATCGAAGGCGCGAAAAAGGTAATCGACATCGACTTCAAAATCCCGCTCCCGAAGTGCGTTAGCGACGCAATCGAGACGTATAAACGGGAAAACGACTGGCTCGGTCACTTCCTTGAGGATAAATGTGAGCTCGGCGGCAATTTGCGAGAAAAGTCCAGCGACCTCTATGTCGCATATCGGAATTACTGTGCTGAAACGAATGAGTTTGTACGCAGCACGACGGATTTCTACGCAGCCATTGAGAATGCGGGCTTTCAGAAAATCAAGCCCAAGGGCAGGAGCTTCATTACCGGGCTTCAACTGAAGGTTGATGACGGTGATTTTGAGGACTTTCTGAACTGAGGGTTAGGGTCGATAAGGGTCAAATACAAAAAGTCCCTTTAAGACATAAAAAATTAGTCTAAAGGGGGTTTTATGAAATGACCCTGGTTGACCCTAACCCAATATGAAATTTGCATGATGGAGGCACGGAATATGAGAGAAAAAACAGTAGAAGCAAAGCTGGCAAAAAAGGTAAAAAGCACAGGCGGCATCGCACTGAAAATATCATCGGCAAATTATGACGGGCTGCCAGACCGCCTTGTGCTTCTCACTAATGGAAAGCTGGCGTTCATAGAACTGAAAGCGCCGGGCAAAAAGCTGCGCCCTTTGCAGGAAAAGCGAAAAAAGCAGTTAGAGGCACTTGGCTTTTCGGTATTCTGCATTGACAGCATAGAACAGATCGGAGGGGTACTTGATGAGATACGAGGCACATGATTATCAGAAATACACCACCGAGTATATCGAGAATCACGATATAGCCGCCATATTTCTCGACTGCGGTCTCGGCAAGAGCGTCATCACGCTGACCGCAATAAACGACCTGCTGTTTGACAGCTTTGAGATACACAAGGTTCTGGTTGTGGCACCCCTTCGAGTGGCACGGGATACATGGCCTGCGGAACTTGAAAAATGGGAGCATCTGCATGGACTGACCTATTCCGTGGCGGTCGGCAGCGAGGTTCAGCGTAAAGCGGCGCTCCTGCAAAAAGCCGACATTTACATCATCAACCGCGAGAACGTGGAATGGTTGGTCACCAAAAGCGGTCTGCCCTTCGACTACGATATGCTGGTGGTCGATGAGCTATCATCCTTCAAGTCCTATCAAGCGAAACGCTTCAGAAGCCTTTCATCGGTGCGGCCGAAGGTGAAGCGCGTGGTCGGGCTGACGGGTACTCCCTCCTCCAACGGCCTGATGGATTTATGGGCGGAGTTCCGCATGCTGGATATGGGCAAACGGCTCGGACGGTTCATCACCCACTTCCGCAGCGACTATTTCATTCCCGACAAGCGCAATCAGCAGATTGTGTTCAGCTACAAACTGAAGCCGGGCGCGGAGGAAGCGATATACCACCTCGTGTCGGATATCACTATCAGCATGAAAAGCACCGACTATCTCAAAATGCCGGAATGCGTTATAAACGAAGTCCCCGTGCGGCTTTCCGAAAAAGAGATGGAATGCTACCAGACATTAAAGGACGATTTGATTCTCAGTCTTGACGGACAGGACATCGATGCCGCCAATGCCGTGGGGCTGTCCAATAAACTGACGCAGATGGCGAATGGCGCAGTCTACGGCGAGGATGGTAATGTCATAGCGATACATGACCGAAAGCTGGACGCGCTGGAGGATTTGATTGAAGCCGCCAACGGTAAGCCCGTGTTGGTAGCCTACTGGTTCAAGCACGACCTTGAGCGTATACAAAAACGCTTCAAGGTGGAAAAGCTGGACAGCACCGATTCTATAAAGCGGTGGAACAACGGCGAGATTCCCGTGGCTGTCGTTCATCCCGCTTCCGCCGGGCATGGTTTGAACCTGCAGTCGGGCGGTTCCACACTGATATGGTTCGGACTGACATGGAGTTTGGAACTGTACCAGCAGACCAACGCCCGTTTGTGGCGGCAGGGTCAGACGGCGGATATGGTGGTCATTCACCACATCGTCGCAGAGGACACCATCGACGAACGCATACTGAAAGCCCTATCGCAAAAGGACAAAACTCAGGCGGCACTGATCGATGCGGTTAAGGCAAATTTGAAAATCTGAGACAATCTATGACAACCCGTGCCAATCCGAGTGAAATCTAATTATTCGGAGGTACAGACTATGAACCCTTATGAAAACTTGGCAAATGCCATTATCCTGCAGGCTGTGAAGGATTACCGCGACTTGGCCATGTGGTTGAACGTCCACCGCCCTCTCTGCGAAGAAGATGAACAGAACAATGATTACATTTCCGCTTTGGCTGACAAACGGTCCATCGAACAGTTCTTCTTGGACGGGTGGTTCAGTGCACTAACCAATCTTGACGGAAAGGCTCTTCTTGAGAAACTCAAATGCGAGGTGGTCTGATATGACGGCAAAAGAGTATCTCAATCAGGCTTACCGCATCAATGGAACAGTAAACTCCCGCCTTGCGGAGATTGATGATCTTCGTGCTCTTGCATCCAGTATTTCCGGCAGCAACTTTGGAGAGCGTGTTGACCACACCCGCAATACTGACCCACCCTTTGTTCGCTGCATCTGCAAAATCATCGACATGGAGAAGGAACTCAGCGAGGAGGTTGCCAGGCTCATCGGTTTGAAGTGCGCAATCAACAGCGCCATCAATCAGGTCTCCAATGCAGATGAAAAGATGTTGCTGCGATACCGCTACGTCAACAATTACTCTTGGAGCAAGATAGGTATCCTGATGAACGTGTCTAATCGCACGGTTCACCGCATCCATTCGGCAGCCCTGCAAAATTTTATTGTTCCAAATTGAAAGTTGGCACAGTTTGACACACTATGGCATACCCGATATGTGATAGTATTATAATTGCCAAGATAGAATGGTTGAAGCCTTCATGGGAGAAATCCCGTGGGGGCTTTTCTTATGCCACGAAGGAGGTGAACCGATGCCCTACAAACCCAAGCGTCCCTGCGCATACCCCGGCTGCGGTCGGCTTGCGATGAGCGAGCAATATCCAAGCTGTCCTGAACTGACGAATGGTCGCTACTGTAGTGCCGTGGATATAACTAACTTCATCAAGGACTGCATCAAGCAGAATGATCTGCACAGATTCTACACATGGAGTGAATGGTTAAAGCTTAGAGGTGAGGTGCTGGACGATGATAAGCATGAGTGCCAGATGTGCAAGGCAAAAGGTAAATATAAAAAAGCCACTCACGTTCACCACGTTAACTATGTAAAGATTCATCCCGAGTTAGCATTGAGCAAATTCTATGTTGATGATAACGGAAACATAAAGCGACAGTTGATTTCTGTATGCAAAGATTGCCATGAGGCCGTGTGCCATCCAGAAAGACTTAGGTGGAACGTCAAAGAACAACTAAACCAAGAAAAATGGTGATTACACGAAAGTGTTTTTATAAAGCATAAGACAGTATTGCAATACTGACAAGCACACAACTCCAGTGTGCTTTTTCTTATGCTCAAATATGGAGAATAAGACATAAGGAGAATGTTTAACATGAGGACTGATAAGAGAAACGAAAATACATTTTATGAAAAGGACGGGTACACCGTAGGAGTAGATACAAAGGGCAGAGAGTTTTACTTTGACAAAGAAGATTTAGAAAAGGTAAAAGAATATTATTGGTTCATTTCATCAGGAGGATACGTTACTACGTCTAAGAACAGAAAGACTATAGGGCTTCATCGCTATTTGTCTGATGTTGAGATAGGGAAAGAGATAGACCACATAAACCGTATCAAACACGATTGCAGGAAAAGTAATTTAAGGTCTTGTTTGCATAAAGAAAATATGTGCAACGTAAAACCACAAAGCAATAATCAAAGTGGGTATAAGGGAGTGGGGTTTAACCACACTAAGTGGAGGGCAAGAATAAAGTTTGAGGGTAAAACAATAGACTTGGGAAGATATGAAACAGCAGAGGGAGCACATGAAGCATATAAGAAAGCATCAGAGTTTTATCATGGCGAATATGGTTATGCAATATGAGAATGGACAAGGAGCGCTGGTGATGCCGCCCCCGGTCAAAATAATACCCGATTTAAGGAAAATGCGATTGACTCGGGTGGGTTCCAGACAAGAGAACTAAGGATAGCGCATGAGTTTTTTGGAAAGGAAATGATAAAAAATGAAGATGAGCGAGGAACTAAAACTTGTTGATATAGACAAACTTGTGCCTTATGCAAGGAACGCTCGCACACATAGTGATGAGCAGATTAAGCAAATACAGGCAAGTATCCGAAAATTTGGGTTTGTTAATCCTGTATTGATTGATGGAAAGTTTAACATCATTGCGGGACATGGCAGAATCCTTGCAGCCAAGGCAGAAGGTATTGATAAAGTACCTTGCGTGTTTGTGGAGTATTTAACTGATGCACAAAAGAAAGCATATATGCTGGCAGACAATAAACTCGCTTTAAATGCTGGCTGGGATATGGAAATGTTAAAGATTGAAATTGAGGAACTGCAAGGTCTTGATTTTGATTTATCATTAACAGGTTTTGATGGCTTAGAAATTGACTTAATGTTTAAAGAGGACGATGAAGCCTTGGAAGATGACTTTGACGTTGAGGCGAATCTCCCTGAAGAACCGATAACCAAGCTCGGTGACGTTTGGATGCTTGGAAAACACCGGCTGGCTTGTGGGGATTCTACATCTTCAGGGGCATTTACAAAGCTGATGAACGGACAACAGGCAGACCTTGTCTTAACTGATCCACCGTATAACGTGGACTATGAGGGTGGAACAAAGGATAAACTAAAAATCCAAAACGACAAGATGCAAGACGAACAATTCCTTCAGTTCCTGACTGATGCCTTTATGCGGATGTATGAGCATTCGAAAAAGGGCGCGGCGATTTATGTCTTTCACGCTGACAGTGAGGGGTACAACTTCCGGACAGCTTTCAAGCAGGCTGGTTATTCTCTGCGCCAGTGTTTGATCTGGGTAAAGAATTCGCTGGTCATGGGTCGCCAGGATTACCAATGGAAACACGAACCGATCCTTTACGGCTGGAAGGACGGCGCCAGCCACGCCTGGTATGCTGATCGCAAGCAGACTACCCTGGTCGAATTTGACCGGCCGCAGAAGAGCGCGGAACACCCGACAATGAAGCCAGTTGGTCTTTGTGGATACTTTATTACGAATTCAAGTAAAGAGGGCGATATCGTACTGGACCCGTTTGGGGGTAGCGGCTCTACCCTTATTGCTTGTGAGCAGACCGGAAGAGCGTGCTACATAGTGGAACTCGACGAGAAATATTGTGATGTAATAATAAAGAGATATGAAACATTCACAGGCGAAAAGGCGGTGCTACTGAATGAATAAAAGAAGGTGAGAGAATGGCTGCAATAGATTTAAACAAACAAGCAAATAAGATAATAGAGATGGCACAAAAAAGTGGAGCAGAGCAAAACTTTTTATTTATAACAACATTCAAGCGATATCAGGTTCAATTAAAAATACTGGGGGACTTAGAAAAAGAGCTGGTAGAAAGCGGCACGCTTATTACTAAAGAGTATGTTAAAGGCCGGGCAAATATGTATGAGCATCCCGCGGTAAACGCCTACAATAAGACGGCTGATAGTGCAAACCGTACAGCATCAACTCTTATGAAAGTTATCACCTCACTTAAGGATGTGAGCATGGATGTCGAACCAGACGAGGAACTCTAAAATCAACCCGCATATCCTCAGATACATGGAGATGGTGGAAAAAGGAGAGATTAGGGCCTGCGAAGAACAGCACGATTTAATGGTTCATGTCCGTAAGTGCTTTGATACCGAGGATATTTATACCGACGATGAACAACTTGAAAAGTATTTGGAATTATCTAAGTATTTCCCATACGAGAAAATATTCGAGTGGGAAGAGTTTGTTTTAGCTTTGCACTGCTGCACATATCGCACAAAAGACAAGATGCCACGCTGGCCTGATCTGTTTATGCTTGTCGGAAGAGGCGCTGGCAAAGATGGATATATAGCTTATGAGTCCTTCTGCCTCTCGAGTGAACACAACGGGATCAAAAACTATAATGTTGATATTTGCGCCAACAATGAAGATCAGGCAATGCAACCTTTAAAGGATGTCATTGAAGCACTGGAACAACCACATCAGATATCGAAGATGAGGAAGTACTTTTACTGGAACAAAGAAGAGGTCGTCAATTTAAAAACCAAGTCAATCATAAAAGGTAGGACCAATTCGCCAAAAGGAAAAGACGGCCTGCGCTCCGGGATAGTTATTTTTAATGAGATCCATCAGTACCAGGATTACGCAAACATTAATGTTTTTACCACGGGGTTAGGGAAAAAGAAACACCCAAGAAGAACATATGCCACAACCAATGGGGACGTAAGAGACGGGCCGCTGGATGACATGATAAAAGATTCAATCGAAATCCTAAAAGGTGATATGCCAGATAACGGCATGTTGCCTTTTATTTGCAGATTGGATGACAAGGAAGAGGTCAGTGATCCGGCCTGTTGGGAGAAAGCGAACCCATCGCTTAGATACTTGCCGAACCTACGAGAAGAAATCGCAAAGGAATACAAGGACTGGCTTGCTAATCCGAATCAGTTCACAGCTTTCATGACAAAAAGAATGAATACTCCCGAGGGAAACAAAGACGTTGAGGTAACAAGTTGAGAGAACATTCTCGCCACCAATAAACCGATACCAGATCTTACGGGTAGAACAGGCGTAGTTGGAATTGACTATTCCAAAGTTACAGATTTTGCCTCCGCTGTAATTCATTTCAGAACGGGAGATATCCGATATGACATAGGACATTCGTGGTTGTGTTTGCAATTTGCTGACATTCCAAGGCTGAAAATACCATATAGGGAGTGGGCGAAAGATGGACTTCTCACGCTCGTAGATGATGTCGAGATCCATCCAGATCTGATAGCGAACTGGGTAGCTGAGCAAGCGGTAAAATATAACCTGCAAAAACTTGCTCTTGATAATTTTAGATATGCATTACTGGCAAACTCACTTAAAAAAGTTGGATTTGATGCAAAGGATTACAAGAACGTAAAGTTGGTTAGACCGTCCGATATTATGCAAGTTGTGCCTGTGATTGATAGTTGCTTTGCTAATCAATATTTCGTGTGGGGTGAAAATCCTTTGATGCGTTGGTGCTGTAATAATACAAAGCTTATAAGGGCAAGTAAAAGCATTGGGAGTGATACGGGTTCTTTTTATTATGGAAAAATTGAGGCGAAAACAAGGAAGACCGATGCGTTTCAAGCGATTGTTCACGCGATGTGCATTGAAAACGAACTGGGTGATGGTGAATTTGTTGTCGCGGATCTTCCCGTTTATAGTTACTGAAAGGTGGTGAGAAAAATTGGGTTTACTGACGTACATCAGAAACTTCCTATCTGGGGGAATCGTAACAACAACACAGGTTACAGATGAAGAATTCTATAATTTGGTAACCGAAATACACATTCGGGAGCTTGCGTTTTGGTCGTGTGTGAATATGATCGCCAACTCTGTCAGCAAGTGCGAGCTAAAGACTTTTGAAAACAATAAGGAAGTTAAAAAGCAGGAGTGGTACGCGTGGAACATAAGCCCAAACGCGAATCAGAACTCTTCGGCCTTTATGCACAAGCTCATCAGCCAGCTTTATCGATACAACGAATGTCTGGTTGTTGAGGAAAACGGACAATTCTTGATAGCGGACAGTTTCCAACAGACAGAATTTGCACTGAGAGACAACCTGTTCAGCGGTGTTACTGTTGGCGACTTCACGTTTGACAAAACCTACAATATGTCCGAGGTGATGTACTTTAAACTATCTGAAAAGGATATGCGGAAAGTCACAATTGGCATTTATGAAGGCTACGGAAAGCTCATTGCTTACGGAATGAAAGCCTATCAAAAGTCCAGGGGCAACCGCGGAGTGCTGAACTACGAAACTATTGCGCAAGGGAACGAAGCGGCAAAAACAGCATTTGATGATCTGATGAATAATCGGTTCAAGAAATTCTTTACTGCTGAAAATGCTGTACTGCCTCTGCCAAAAGGATATGTGTACACCGACATCGGCTCAAAGACATACAGCAACGAAGGAACACGGGACCTTCGCGCGATGATTGACGATATAAGCGATTTTACAGCAAAGGCACTAAGCATCCCTCCTGCGCTTGCGAGAGGCGACATAGCGGGCATAGCGGACGCGGTGCAAAGTTTCCTTACGTTCTGTATCGACCCTCTTACAGATAATCTGGCCGAAGAAATCAACCGAAAGCGAAACGGATACTCGGGATTCTCGAAAGGAACATACCTAAAAATCGACACAAGGGCAGTCCTGCACATAGACATTTTGAGCGTATCGATCGCGATTGATAAATTAATTGGTTCCGGAGCGTTTTGCATTAACGACATCAGAAAGCTTACAGGCGATGAATCGATAGACGAACCGTGGGCATCACAGCATTTTATTACCAAAAATTACAGTACGGTCGAAGATGTTCTGGCGGCGTTAGGGGTAGACAAAGAACCTGCTAAATAAAAGCCGCAAACAATAATCGTCAAACGACACTTCTCACGAGGTGCTTTTTTAATGCCAAAAAGGAGGTGAAACAATTGATTAAAACCAACAAAGTAAAACAAATGTGGGAGCTGAAACAGGCGGTACAGCCGGACACGCTTGACCTCTACGTTTATGGCGAGGTAGAAGACGTTGCGATTGATTACGTCAATCAGTGTTATATCGAATCGGAAAATTCAGCTAAACACTTTCGCGAGGAACTAGGCGCACATCCCGATGCAAAACAGATAAATATTTTTGTCAACAGTCTGGGTGGTTATGTTCTTGAGGCTATGGCAATCAGAAATCAGCTAAAAAGACACCCTGCAAATGTAACGGGATATGTTGATGGCTTTGCGGCTTCGGCGGCGACGTTTATTTTAACGGCTTGCGACACGGTAAAGATGTACTCAAATACCATGCAACTTCCTCACAACATGTGGAATATATCCATCGGAAACGCAAAAGATCACAGGAAAAGTGCCGACGATTTGGACACGCTCATGGTAGGCAATCGCAAGGCTTACCTTGAAAAAACAGGAGGCAAATTAACTGAAGAAAAGCTAATGGAAATATTAGACAAGGCGGAATGGCTGAATGCCGAGCAGTGCCTTGAGTATGGTTTTTGCGATGAAATCATAGCGGAAGAAAAAGACCTGACCAGTGCTAAGCAAATGCTACAGAAGATGAATCAAACATTGGAGCAACAGCTTAGTTACAGCAATTTCCTGATGGCTCAACTCCGTGAATTGTCCGAACCAATTGAACCAGTCGAAAAACCAGATCCGGTTGAACCAGTCGAAACGGCTGATCCAATAGAGACACCCAAAGAAAACAAAACACTAAAATTCATACAAGCGTTGAATCGCTGAGAAGGAGAAAAAACAATGAAAAACAAGGATTTTTTACAAACAGAAAAAGCCGCAATCCTGCAGAAGCTAAATCAGGCAATCAAGGACGGCAGTGAGGAAGGCTTCGCACAGGCATTCACTGATTTTTCAATGAACATTCAGGAATCAGTAATGGCTGAAGCTCAGTTAATGATACAGACAGCAGATACCACGGTTCTCACGTCCAGAGGAGTAAGACAGCTTACATCCGAGGAAAATAAATACTATCAGGCTGTTATTGAGGCAATGCGTTCGAACAGTCCTAAGCAGTCGCTCGCTGACCTTACGGTCGTACTGCCAATTACCACTATTGATGCCGTGTTTGACGAACTCATTGCAACTCATCCGCTTTTGAACGTTATTGATTTTCAAAACACAAGCGGATTGATTGAGTATATCGTGAACACAAACGGAAAACAGCTCGCAACTTGGGGTGCCTTGACCGCCGCAATCGTAACAGAGCTTACCAGCGGATTCAAAAAGATCAACATGACGCTGATGAAATTATCCGCGTTCCTCCCTGTTGCAAAGTCCATGTTAGATCTAGGTCCCGCATGGCTTGACCGTTACGTCAGAACCATTTTAGCCGAAGCGATGGCCTTTGGACTTGAAGCGGCCATCATCAACGGTACCGGCCTTAATATGCCAATCGGCATGAACAGACAGGTACAGGACGGGGTTGTTGTTACTGGCGGAGTTTATCCTCTAAAGGCTGAAGTTCCGGTAAAATCCTTAGATCCAACTTCATATGGTGCTTTACTTGGTGGCATGGCGGTGGATTCAAAAGGAAATGCAAGAGTTGTAAACGAAGTAATTATGATAGTTAATCCTATTGATTACCTGACAAAGGTAATGCCTGCAACAACTGTACAAAACATAGCTAGCGGTTTGTATACAAATAATGTGTTCCCATTTCCTACTACAGTTGTCCAGAGTACAGAAATTCCAGCAGGTAAGGCAATATTCGGGCTTGCTAAGAGATACTTTATGGGCATCGGTACGGCTAAATCGGGCAAGATTGAGTATTCTGATGAGGTAAATGTTCACTAAAGCATTCACTAACAGACTAACCTCAAAAAAATAAAACTCAAATTAGTCTGTTCGGGTTAAAATCTCACGAAAGTTCTTGCTGAGTGGATAAAGATAAATATC